CAAACTGGCGTTTGGCGATCTTGCGAGTCTCCGGATCGGAGCTAATCAGGTCATCGTAATGAATGAACCCATTGCCGGCTAAGAACTTATCGTGGACATAAACGGCCTCAGACAAGATGTCTAAGTCAGAGTAGTCATCGATCTCACAGTTATCGTCTACCGAGCAGACTTCCACCAATGAGTATGCAAGTTCCTCACACTTGAGAGCGTCTTTGACGATCTCCCGATGCTGTTGGTTAGCCATAGCTAAACCTCCCGTAGTTGATTGTTAAGTAGCTTTCTCAGGGGCTTCCTGAGATGACTGAGATTTCCCAGTCATGTGGCCATTATCGCATACCTAAACGGCAATGTCAAGTTAACTTTTTAAAAAGTTATTTGGGGTTGGGTACAAAAAAGCCCCGACTGGCGGGGCTTAGTGGTTAGCGGCGACGTCTCTGTTTTGGCCGCTGTTTTTTATGTGCTTGCTCCCAAGCATCTTCGCCGTAAATAAGCTTGGCGATCCATTCAATCAAAAACATTAAACATTCTCCCCTTTGGCGTAGTCCATGATAAAGCCGAGTTTCTCGCACAGTCCGATCACATCTGCCGGCAATTCATATACGCCGTCGTAGTCAACCAGAACGACGCCGTCAAACCACAGACCGCCGCTCCCCCCTTCATCACCTAACTCAGCATGTTCAAAACCAATCGGCGTCCCCTTTTCATCAAGGTATACCGTCCAGTTTTTCCGAGTTATGTAGCGATTCAAAAGCCCCTCATGGATTTGCATCAGATTCCTCCACTGCATAAGTGTCGCACCAACCGATGGCTTCAAAGATTTCATGGTCAGTCAGCGATGCGATTCGTTCAACAACAGCCAACCGGACTTGCGCCGGAGTGATATCACGGCCGTCTTCCTGATAAGAAATGATGGTGAAGGCGATGTCGTACATGTGGTTGTACGCTGTTTCAGTTTTCATAATCCACCTCCTGCACAATCGTTTCTAAGATTTCAATAAAGTCGTGTTCATCAGGGGACTGATCCTGAATCAGCTTGAGCGCTTGATCTTCAGAATCAGCTTGCACATAAAAGAGTGCTTCCACTTTCCAAACTTCCGCAATAACAAACTGTTTCATGACTGCACCTCGATGCCCCGCTTTTTCAAAACCTGAAAATACCCGTTGGCACAATTCCAAATCGATTCCTCGATTTCTTCCACCGTCCAATATTCAAGTGGCTCCCAACGATGTGCATCAATAAAAGATTCCACGTCTTCCGCTTTGAAGTCGTGGGGTAAATGCTCGGTCAAAAAATTGCCACTGGCCTCAATGTAGAGATCCCTAAAAGTAATTTTGTCCATCGCTAATTCCTCCCGTAGTTGTTAGCGAGTTTGCAGATTATGCGATTAACGGAAACAAATCAACCCCCAAAGGCTTTTCCAATTTACTGGAAATCCGCTACGGAATACCGGATCTACCTTGGTGATTCCCTCCATCTTCAGATCAAGCGCATCGGCACCCTTATAAAGCAAGATTTCTGGAGCGGCAGTTTTAGTTTGTCTCTTTATCAGAACCCATGTTGACGCATGGCTATGAGTATTTAGAAAGGCAACTTGATGTGGCCGCAAGTCCACGGTATTTCCCCGAGTAACTTTCAGTTCAATTAAGTGGAAGCGGCCTTGATCGTCACAAACAAGAAGGTCAGGTATCCCTGCGGTCAGCCAAGTTTCCAACCGCGTCAGGATTATCTTTTGATCAAGCTTCTTCGTCCCTTCCCGAATCTGCTTGTAGAAGTTGCTTTCCGTCGTATTCGTCTTCTTCTTCGTAGCTTCCTCCCACGGGAGTGACATCGACGATGCTTGACTCATAACTCTTTCTCATTTCATCCAGTGCTTTCATGACTTCTTCTTTGCTCATTTGATCAATGGAGCCATGTCTAATTTCTGATTTATTTACATAGATATCACCATGTGCTTGGCCACGCCGATATTCTGCTTGGACTGCCGCAGAGTAAGCCCCGTTCTGCAAAGCTTCATCTCGAATACGCTGAAGGTCTCGCAAATGCCGCTGAAAATTCACGCCATATTTAGCATCCAGTTCATCGCGATATTCTTTGATCGCCGCTACAACGTGGGGACAATATTGAGGGTTAGTCATCTCATGCGCTCGAACATGTGCGCTTGCCGGTGGATAGCCGGCATTGATAGCGGCTTCCCGCATGGTGATCTGACCGTCATTGCTGACCAGTTCTTTCACAAACAGTTCTTGCTTCCGCGTCAGCTTTCTTTGTCTCAACTTATCCAGTTCAGCCTTGTTCGCCACTGGATCTCTCTTAATTCTAGGCATTGCCCCTCCGAACAGTAAATAGTCGTATCAGAGTTAAAATATAGCCTTCTTTCTTATATAGAGCAAAATTCAAAAGAAATATTTTTTGCATCTCCCCCCGCCTAACGCACTTTTGATTTATTGATTTCTTGGTTACATATTTGTAGTTACATGGTGTAACAGTTTATGTAACCACTGAAAGTCTTGCTATATAAGGGATAGAGCGGTTCGGTTACACGGTTACACCGGTTACGGCTATTTTTTCAAAAAAATATTTTTCTAATTTCTGAGCCATATAAGTAACGTGTATTTTTTGTAACCAAAAACAAGAAAGCCCCGTGAGCCGTGGACTCCGGAGCTTTTCCCTGTGTTACACAATCTGTAAAAGTTACGCCGCGTTCAGTTTTTTCCGCAAAGTGACCGCTTCCCACGCATCGTGATCCTTGGCCAGTTCATCTTCGATCAGGGGGTTTTTGTTGTACGACTTCATCCCCATTTCGAGTTCCATTTTGTAGAGATTGGCTTCGGCGAGCCAGTCGAGGCCGCCCTCGTGGTCGCCTTTCATTCCATATTCTTCGGAAACAAATTTGCAGAAGTCGTAGCAAGATTGCCCTGTTAAGAGACCCTCATGGTCTCGATTTAGGATAGGTCGTTTTTCCATTGTATTTCCCGTAGTTTGTGGTTGTTAATTATAGCAGACTGGAATCGAAATTCAGTTCGATCCTGTCGCTAATTGTTGGATCGACGCGCTCGATGGGGAAGTGTTCCCCATCGGCGAGGTCGTGGACGTGGACTGGCAAATCCTCTGGTAAAGATTGCAGTTCCTCGATCAGTTCCTTAACCGTCATCTTCGTCCTCCTGATCTTCTTCGACTTCAAAGAAGGAGCAAGCATCGGCGTGTGGCCAAGGCATGATGTAGGCTAATTCTTTTGCCTGATCTTCATTTTCTGCCTCAACAACAAAACTTGGGAAGTAGGTTGTGACCCTAACGCGGTATTGTTTTTTCATTTCACAACTCCCTTCAGTTCGTTGACGTAATCCCGCATGGTGTCCAAGTAGTTGGACAATTCCTCATCAGAGTCAAAACAAGGCGTACCGTCGGTGTCCATGTTGAAGCTTTCAACGTCCTGCATGGACGCTTGGTACTGCATGTCTTTCAACGACGCTTCGACGTAATACAAGGCGAGGCTTAACAAACGCTGTGTTTCTTTTTCCATTACCGCATCTCCCTTGGGTTGAACTCTGTCTTGAGTTTCTGCAAGGCTGTTGTTAGACGGACGATATCGTCGAGCGTTAACGGATGGTAGCCGTGGCACACACCATCAATCAGGGATTCATGCACCTGATCTAACACCTTCATCGTTTCATCAATCGCTTCGACGCACGTTTTTGGTAGCCGTGTTTCGCGAATCGAGGCCACTCGCTTGTTATGCTTGGCCACCACTTCGTTGTGCTTTTCAATCCATTCTTTCAGGTGCAAGCTCGTGTCATTTTTTTCCATTTCGGTTCTCCCGTTCAGTTGAGATTCGGACATTAGTCGTTTATCGCATACATGTCAACACACCAGACGAAAAAAAAGCCCCGAAAGTCATAGGGAACTAACGGGGCTTTGGAGTCAACTACGGGAATAGTTGTGCAAACTATATCGCTTTATGAGAATTCTGCAAACGTTTTCTTTCACTTTCTCTCGCGATCTC